CACAACTGATTAAGGGTGCTTTTAGAATGTTGACTCTTAAGTTGGGTCAGGCAAATATTCCTATGATAGTCACCAATCACACATATGAAAGTATGAGTCTTTATGGTGGTAAGCAAATGTCAGGTGGATCTGGATTGCAATATGCATCATCTACAATCGTATACTTATCAAAGTCAAAAGAAAAAGATGGAACAGAAGTTATAGGAAATATTATCAAAGCAACAACAAAGAAATCAAGATTAAGTAAAGAAAACAAACAAGTTGAAATTCGGTTATTTTATGATGAACGTGGACTTGATAAGTATTATGGATTACTTGAACTTGGTGAGATTGGTGGATTGTGGAAAAATGTCGCAGGACGTTATGAGATTGGTGGTAAAAAAATCTATGGTAAAGATATATTAAAAGATGTAGACAAGTATTTTACTCCAGAAGTAATGCAAGCACTTGACGAAACTGCACAAAAAGAATATTCTTATGGAAGCTCTTAATGGATTAGTTCAAGTATATGAGAATGCATTAGAAGAAAATGTATGTGATTTTTTGATTGATATGTTCGAAGAACATTCAAATAAACAAGAACGTATAGAAAATGAAAGAAAACCAAACTTTACTCAATTTAATCTTACAGAAAATTGTAAATTAACAAAAGAGATTGAGCAAGTTCACAATCATCTTATTCAAAAAACATTTCAATATCGCAACGAATATTACGAAATGGTAGACAGAAGAGTTTTTCCAAAAGAACACGCATTTGAGCAATTTCGAATTAAACGTTATAATGATGATGGAAATGATGAGTTTGATACTCACGTAGATGTGGTTGATTATGAAACCGCAAGAAGATTTTTATCTTTTATGTGGTATCTTAATGATGTCGAAGAAGGAGGAGAAACAAAATTTTTAAATATGATGGTCAATCCAAAGAAAGGAAATCTTCTGGTTTTTCCTCCACTTTGGATGTTTCCACATTCTGGACTAATTCCAATTAGTTCGCCAAAATATATTATTAGTACGTATTTACATTATAAGTAATGGAAAAAATTGAAACTACTATTCTTCGCAATCTTCTTTTTAATAATGAATATTGCAGAAAAGTATTGCCTTTTATTAAAACGGAGTATTTTGAAAACCTTCACGAGAAAGTAGTTTTTGAAGAGATTTGTAAGTTTATTGTTGCTTATGAAGAACTTGCTACTAAAGAAGTTCTTTTAATTGAAACTGAAAAAAGAACAGATATTACAGAGGATACTTACAAAACTATTTGTGATTATGTTTCAAAACTTGATGATGGACACGCAGATTTAGAATGGGTAACTGATACTACCGAAAAATGGTGTCGTGATAGAGCAATTTATCTTGCTTTGATGGAAAGTATCAAAATTGCTGATGGTCAAGATGAAAAGAAAAACAGAGATGCAATTCCAAGTATTCTTCAAGAAGCATTAGCAGTTGGTTTTGATAATAATGTTGGGCACGATTATCTAAATGATTTTGAGAAACGTTATGATTTTTATCACAAAAAACAAGAAAAAATACCATTTGATTTAGATTATTTCAATAAGATTACCAAAGGTGGTATACCAAATAAAACACTCAATATCGCTCTTGCCGGAACTGGTGTTGGCAAATCTTTGTTTATGTGCCACGTTGCTGCTTCTGTTCTTTTACAAGGAAAGAATGTTCTTTATATAACTCTTGAAATGTCAGAAGAAAAGATTGCCGAACGTATTGATGCAAATCTTTTAAATATTAATATCAAAGATATTGAAACACTTCCAAAAATAATGTTTGAAAGTAAAGTAAATGCTATTGCAAAGAAAACACAAGGAACTTTAATCATTAAAGAATATCCAACTGCTTCAGCACATTCGGGACATTTTAGAGCATTATTAAATGAACTGCAATTGAAAAAATCATTTCGTCCTGATATTATTTTTATTGATTATTTAAATATTTGTGCTTCTTCAAGATATAAAGGTAATCTTTCGGTTAATTCTTATTCTTATATTAAATCAATTGCTGAAGAATTAAGAGGGCTTGCGGTAGAAATGAATGTTCCTATTTTTAGTGCAACACAAACTACTCGTAGTGGTTCTACAAATTCTGATCCAGATTTGACTGATACTAGTGAGTCTTTTGGTCTTCCTGCGACTGCTGACCTTATGTTTGCTTTGATTTCTACCGAAGAATTAGAACAATTGGGACAGATTATGGTAAAGCAACTTAAGAACAGATATAATGACCCAACATCCAATAAAAGATTTGTTGTTGGAATAGATAGAGCAAAGATGAAACTTTATGATGTAGAACAAAACGCTCAAGATGGTATACTTGACGCTGGTAAAGATGAAGAGTATAATGATGAAGAAAAGAAACCTAAAAAATCATTTGAGGGATTTAAATTCTAATATGACCCAAGTTATTGATACAAAAAAATATATTGAGTTCGTTCGTGAAACTACAAGTAAAGCAAGTAGTGATTTTCCTTCTTTGCTTTCTCGTCTAACTGAATTGGAAATTGGAGATGCAGATGTCCCTCGTCTTATGACTGCTGCATTTGGAGTGAGTGCCGAGGCAGGAGAACTTGTAGAAATTATAAAAAAAATATTCTTGCAAGGAAAGCCATATAATGAAGAAAATATCATCCATATGAAAAAAGAGGCAGGAGATATTCTCTGGTATATGTCTCAACTTTGCATTGCTCTTGATACTACTTTTGAAGAATTGATGGAAATTAATTACCAAAAACTATCAGCAAGATATCCAGAAGGAACTTTTGATATTCATCGTAGTGAAAATAGAGTAGAGGGGGATTTGTAAAACATACACTCTCTCCTCTTTTGGGGAGAGTTTTTTTTTATAAATATAAGAAAATAAGGTAGAGTAGGATATTTTTTTATATGAAAACTTTTAAAATATTTTTAGAGAATGCAGCAGAAAATCTTGCAGCACTAAGAGCAAAAAGCGAAAATCGTAAACAAGAACTAATGCAACAAATTGCTACTCAAAGACAACAAAAAAAAGAAGATGAAGAATTAGAAAATACAATAAACAGAGAAATTGAAGAAAGAGAAAAAGCAAAAACAAATAAAAGAAAACCCACAAAATTAGAAGACAAAAAAAGATAAGATAAATAACTAGAAAACCTAGTATAAATGAAGACATTTGTCCAATTCATCAAAGAAGCCACAGAAACCCTTGCATCTACTGAAGCAAAGAATAGAGGTCTTGTGGGTGATGGACACGGGGATTGGTTTGATAAGCAAGGGAAGTTAATAGCAAAAACAGTTGGCGGAAAGTTAAAATATTTTGGACAAGGTGAGAAAAAACAACAACCAGAAGTATCAGTAAAACAAAAAGTATCAACACAACAAGCAACACCTACAACACAACAAGGACAAGTAGGACAGCAGGAAACCCAAGAGGAGCAACCAAATGGGATTGTAATTTTACTTGGTAGATTTAATCCTCCATCCAAAAATCACGAAGCATTATTAGCAGCAGGTTATAATCAATCAATAAGAAAAAAATATGAATATCGTATCTATCCAAGTCGTATTCAGGATGGAGATTTAAATCCACTCAATCCACAATTAAAGATTTCATATATGAAATCTATGTTCTCCAAGTATGCAGATTATATTGTAGATAGTGATAATATTAAAACTATTTTTGATGTTTTAAGTTCTGTTTATAATGATGGTTATACTGATGTAGTAATTGTAACAGGGCAAGATAGACTTGGAGAATTTCAAAGTTTAGCACATAAAGGTGAAGGTCAAAATTATCAGTTCAATAATATCGAAGTAGTTTCGTCTGGTGTAAAGGACCCTGATAGTGATGTAGAAACTGCTGGTTCTTCGTCAATGATGAGAACTGCTGCTGCACTTGGTGATTATGAAAAGTTTTCTGCTGGATTGCCACCATCTATGAAGATGGGCGAAAAACAAGAAATGTTTAATACTTTATCAAAATCAATTAAGGTAACAGAAAATACACAACTTTGGAAAATTGCACCAGAATTGGATATTAGCGGATTGAGGCAAGATTATAAAAATAATGGTCTTTTTGATGTTGGAGCATTAGTCGAAAATCAAAATACTGGATTGATTGGAAGAATACTTCGTCGTGGTGCAAATCATTTAATTTGCGTAACGAAAGAAGGTGTAATGTTTAAGAGTTGGTTAAAAGATTTGAGAGAAGTATATGAAGTTGGAACTTGCTCTTACCGAGCACACGCACAATCAATTACACCAGGCCAACCAGTAGTTTCTTTTACGGATGTAGAGATTAAAGAAACAATACCAAAGAAAAATATAAATATCAATAAAGCAGCAAAAGTAAAATGAGAACTTGGAAGGAAGTTATACAAGAAGCAAGTGCTACTGAAATTAAAAGAGCAGGAGAAGCAGCATTACGAGATGAAAGAAATAAAAATAAAGCAGAAAAAATAACAAAAGGCAAATCTTCTTATCAGGATTATTTGGAAAAACAACTTGCATTTAAAAAGGACAAATACGAAGCACAAAAAAAAGCACAAATTGAAAGAGCGAAAGAAAAAAATGTCCAAGGACCTTTAGATCAAGCAAAGGCGTCACTTAAAGGAATTCAAACCCAAACTATTTCGGACAAAGATAAGGAAGGCACGGCATATTCTAAACTTATGGGAAATGTTGGTTCTACTGCTGTTGGAGTTGGTGGTGCTGTATTTCACGGTATAAGAGCATTAGCAGCAAGAAAAAAAGCAGAAACAAAAGCAAAGGAGAAACAACAAGAAAAAAGAGAAAGAAAAGCAGCTGGAAGACCACCTGGAAAAACTGAAAAAAAAGAAAATCCTTCACCCGAAGCACCAACTGCTAAAACAGAAAAATCACAAGAACAACCAAAATTACTTGTTCCATCTACAAAAAGACTTCCTCCATCTGGAGGTACTGGTGGTCGTGGTGCTAAAAAGCAAACACTTGGACAAAGAGCAAGAAATAATCCAGCAATTAAAGCAGGATTAATTACTCAACGTATGGAAAGTTATTCTAATTGGAGAGAAGAACTTTTAATTGAAGTAGACGAAAAAGATAAAGGAAAAAAAGAAAAAATTATAGATGTGATGAAAGGAAAAAATACAATCATTATCAATCCAGAAGATAAAAAGGTAAATGAAGAATCTGCTGCTTGGCAAAGAAAGGAGGGAAAGAATCCAGAAGGTGGATTAAATGCAAAAGGAATTGCGTCTTATCGTAAAGAAAATCCTGGTTCAAAACTCTCTCTTGCTGTGACTACTCCACCATCAAAACTTAAAAAAGGTAGTAAAGCAGCAAATCGTAGAAAGTCTTTTTGTGCTCGTATGGGAGGAATGCCTGGACCTATGAAAGACGAAAAAGGTCGCCCAACCAGAAAGGCATTAGCATTAAGAAAGTGGAATTGTTAAATTGTGGTAAAATAGATAAATAAAATAGGAACATTTCACCTAGAGGTTATTATGTCAGTCGCAATCGTATGGGCATGGGTATCAGCTAATCAAGCACTTTTAGCAACTGTATTATTTGCAGTTTCGGAAGCACTTGGAGCAAATCCAAAAGTCAAGGCTAACGGTATTCTTTCACTTATCATTATTCAGGCACAAAATGCTTTGAAAGCAAAAGGCGCAAAAGACATTACTCCTTGAGAGTAATTATAAAAAAACTCAATTTATTAAATTATAGTGAATTTTTCAAAAAATTCACTAAATATAAAATAGATTTACTGGGGAGTAAATAACTCCCCATTTTTTATAAATACTTTTAGGAAAACTTACGGAAGAAAAGAATGGCACTCTGGGGCATTTCAACAACAACCGAAACTGCGGCAAATAATTATAACATTCCAAAGTTTATGCACATCGTTGACAAAAACATTACAGGGCATAATGTTTTTGCTGATGGTCGAGGATGGATACACAGACACTACAAGAGTTCTGAAAACTCTGGAATTAGCACCAGGTATTATGATGAGGTTTTAGTTCCTGTTGCTGGTCTGAATACTGCTGGTAGTGGTTCTAATAGTACAGGACACGGAAATTCTACTCCAGTAGCAGTTTTCTTCGAAGATCCAAACAAGGCATCACCAATCTCTGTTGGTGGTGGCGGAACTACCGGTATTGCTACTAATACTACTGGATATGTTCATCTTGTTTATAATGAACTGGTTTATGTTTCTGCCGGAGCAACAGTTAGAATTCGTACCTTTGATGCTAATAATGCAAATGAAAGCACTGCAATTGTTGGGACAGCAGCATCAGTTACACCTGGAGCACCAGTTGTTAATTATGTAAATGTCAATGGATTGACTGTTTTTACAAATTATAACGGACAGATTACAAATAGAGTAGCATTTGCCTTTACTTCACCAAGTACTGTTTTGACTGCAAACGTTCCATTCACAACATCAGTAACTACGACAGGACAAACTGTTGCGATTGGTGGAACTAATATCTTTGTTGACTCAGTAACGGGTGTTTCTATTGGAAGTTCACTTACAGTAGCAGGTAAACTTACAAATGTTTCTGTTGTTGCTGTTGGAACTACTTCTGTTCAAATTGGAACTGCAAGTACAATTTCTTCAACAATTACTGCAGGACTTGGAGTTACATTTAGCACAAGAACAAATGCTACAAAGTTGTTTATTGATATGAGTAGAGGATTTATTGGTGTTGGTACTGATGGTGCAACTGGCGTTGGTATCATTAGCTCCTTTACTTCTGACATCATTCGTCAAATAGGCGGTGCTGGAACTTATCTTTCTTTACAAAAAGATGGAGTAACTGCCGTTGGACTTGGAACAACTACATTAACAGTTAGATAATATACAATATGAGATTTGATGAATTGAATGAAGAAAACTACATAATCTTTGCGATTAAACATTATGAAAATCCACAAGCAATTACGCAAGAGGATTTTTTTGAAGATATGAAAAGATTTAAGTGGATTAAACGACTTCTAAACAAATATAAAAATACCGGTGATTTAAATACTCATTTAATCATTAATCACTTTATGTCTCTTTATAATGTATTTGGAGAATCTACAACACCTTTATTGTTTTATAAAATTAATAAAGAACTTTGGGGTGTTTTAAAGACTTTTGTTTTATATCTTGGAAGACTTCCAGAATATCCAAAAACTACAATACACGATATACCAGTAGACATAGAGTGTCTTAAGATTTTAAACTCAATCTAATGAAAGAAGAAGTTCTATTAAAGGTTATTAGTATTATTCGTAATCTTCGAGAAGACGGAATAATATCCTCTGGTGCGCCAACAAATAATGCTTCAGGTGAAAATATTGCAGGTCTTCCTCCGGACAACCCACCAGTAGATTTAAGAAAAAAAAAATATAAAGGTATTCCATTTTTTTACAAAAATATCTTTAGGAGAAAGAAAAATGTTTAAGCAAACTGGAGCATCAACTGATACTAAAGTTGCAGTTCTTGAAGAAAAAGTTTCTATCTATGAGCAAATGATGAAAAAGATTGAAGATGCAATATACGCAATTAGTGAAACAAGTCAAGGTATTTCTAAAATGCTTGCAATACACGAAGAAAGACTAGAGCAAGGCATAAGATCTGACGAAGTAATCATTAAAATGATCGATGATCTTAAAAAAACAGTAGAAGCAGAAGATGTCGATTTGAGTGATCGTATTGATGAAGTGATTGAAAGAGCACAAGAAAAAATAAATGAAATTGATAAAAAAGTAGAAGAAGTCAAAAAAGTCAAATGGATGGTGATTGGAATTGGCACTGCTATTGCGATTGTGGTAGCATCAGCAACATCATTAATGGGCGGTATATTGACACCTGATAATTTTGGATATAAGATAGAACAGAGAATAGTCCCAAATTCAGAAAACATTAAAAGATGAGTTTTATTGATGAGAAATACATTTCGTTAGTTTCATCCAGGCTTCAAAAATTTACAAAGAAAAAATCAGGTTTATATAACTTCCGTTGTAATTATTGCGGAGACTCTGAAAAGCAAAAAAGTAAAGCAAGGGGATATTTATATCAAATCAAAAATGATTATAATTACAAATGCCACAATTGTGGTGCAACACGAACTCTTACAAACTTTTTAAAAGATTTAGATACTGTTCTTTATGATCAGTATGTAATGGAAAGATATAAGAATGGATTAACTGGAAAGAAATCAAATACACCAGAACCAGAATTTAAATTCGAAGCACCAATATTTAAAAAAAAAAGTTTCAATCTTCCAACTATCCTAGAACTAAATAAAGAACATTTAGCAAGAGTTTATTTAGAAAAAAGACAGATACCAGAAAAGTTTTTAAGTGAATTATATTACTGTGAAAATTTTAAAGAATGGACAAATACACAAAAAGAAACTTTTAAATCGGTTCAATATGATGAACCAAGAATTATTATTCCTTTAATTAAGGATGGTGAAATTTTTGGTTATCAAGGTCGTAGTTTAAATAAATCATCAAAAGTTAAATACATTACAATCATTCTTGATGATAGTCAACCCAAAATCTTTGGTTGGGATAATCTTGATTGGAAAAAAACAATTTATATTGTCGAAGGTCCTTTTGATAGTATGTTTTTGAATAATGCAATTGCGATGGTTGGTGCTGATATGGATTATATGTTTTTTATTCACCATTATGATGTTGAATTTGTATTTGTTTATGATAATGAAAAAAGAAATAAAGAAATGATAGCAAGAGTCGAAAAGACAATTGATATGAAATTTCCTGTGGTGATTTGGCCACAAGACTTGAAATATAAGGACATTAATGATATGATATTAGAAGGACTTGATGTAGAAAAAATCATAAAAGATAATACTTTTATGGGATTAGTAGCAAAAGCAAAACTTATTGGATGGAAACGAGTATGAGCAATGGAACAAAGGTTATTAAAAGAAGTGGAACTGCCGAAAGATTAGATTTGGATAAACTTCATATAATGGTAGAGGAAGCTTGCAAAGACCTCTCTGGGGTTTCTGCATCTCAAGTTGAGATACAGTCTGGCATTCAATTTTATGATGGGATTACAACAGCAGAAATACAAGAAATTTTAATTCGTTCTGCATCAGATTTGATTGATTTGGAAACCCCAAACTATCAATATGTTGCTGCCAGACTTTTGTTATTTTCTGTTCGTAAATCTTTATATGGAAAACTTCAAGAGCATCCAGACTTTTTTACCCATATTCAGTCTTGTGTAAATCTTGGAGTTTACGACTCTGAAATTTTATCATTATACACAGAAGAAGAAATTAATCGTCTTGGTTCTTTTATCAAACATAGTCGCGATTATCTATTTACTTATGCCGGTCTTCGTCAGGTAGTTGATAAGTATTTGGTACAAGATCGTAGTTCTGGTGGAGTATACGAAACTCCGCAGTTTATGTATATGATGATTGCAGCAACAATCTTCTCTAAATATCCAAAAGAGATCCGTTTAGATTACATTCGTAAATATTATAATGCAATCTCAAGACACCGAATCAACATTCCAACACCAATCATGGCAGGAGTGCGAACACCACTTCGTCAATTTGCATCTTGTGTTCTGGTTGATGTTGATGACACCCTCGATAGTATCTTTAGCAGCGATATGGCTATTGGCAGGTATGTCTCACAAAGGGCTGGTATCGGCATTAACGCAGGCAGAATCAGGGGCATCAACAGCAAAATCAGAGGGGGAGAAGTTTCTCATACAGGTGTTATCCCATTCCTCAAAAAGTTTGAATCAACTGTTAGATGTTGTACACAAAACGGGATTCGCGGTGGAAGTGCTACTGTCCACTTTCCAATCTGGCACCAAGAAATAGAAGACATTCTTGTTCTCAAAAATAACAAAGGAACAGAAGATAATCGTGTTCGTAAACTTGATTATTCAATTCAACTTAGTAAAATATTTTATGAAAGATTTATTCAAGATGGTGAAATTACGCTTTTCTCCCCGCACGATGTACCTGGATTATATGATTCTTTCGGAACAATTGAGTTTGATTCTCTCTACCTTGGATATGAAAATAACCCCAATGTTCCAAAGAAAACAATAAAGGCACAAGAACTTATCCTCAATCTTCTTAAAGAAAGAGCAGAAACAGGTCGTATTTATATTATGAATATGGACCATTGTAATTTTCATAGTTCTTTTAAGGATCAGATTACAATGTCAAATTTGTGTCAAGAAATAACTTTACCGGTTGTTCCACTTCAGCATATTGATGATGATGGACCAGAAGAAATAGCAACTTGTATTTTAAGCGCATTAAATGTTGGTAAAATAAAATCAGATGAAGAACTTGAGGAACTTTGTGACCTTACAGTAAGAGCACTTGATGAACTGATTGATTATCAACACTACCCTGTAAAGGCAGCAGAGAACTTCACAAAGCGTCGTAGAGCTCTTGGTGTGGGATTTATAGGACTCGCACACTATCTTGCAAAACTGGGACTTGCTTATGACTCTCAAGGTGCTTGGGATGCTGTGCATGGTCTTTCTGAATCGTTTCAGTATTACTTGCTGAAAACATCAAACCAACTCGCAAAAGAAAAAGGACATTGTGAATATTTTGGACGTACCAAATATTCTGATGGTATGCTTCCGATTGATACTTATAAAAAAGATGTAGATGAAATCTCCAATATTCCCTTTCAGCACGACTGGGAAGCACTAAGAGCATCTATTTTAGAGTATGGGTTGAGACATTCCACACTATCAGCACAGATGCCATCAGAGAGCAGTTCTGTCGTCTCTAATGCAACTAATGGTATCGAACCTCCTCGTGGTTATCTGTCAGTCAAGCAATCCAAAAAGGGACCACTAAAACAGATTGTACCTCAATACCAAACTCTCAAAAATAATTATACTTTACTTTGGGATATGAAATCTAATCGAGGATATATCAATATTGTTGCAGTAATGCAAAAGTTTTTTGATCAGGCAATATCAGGTAATTGGTCTTATAATCCAGAGAATTATCCTGATAATGAAGTTCCTGTAAGTGTAATGGCAAATGATTTTCTCACCACATATAAACTAGGTTGGAAAACAAGTTATTACCAAAATACTTATGATGGAAAGACGGATGATGCAAAAGACGAAAGAGTAAATACTATTGATGATTTAGTAAATGAAATTTTAAATTCAGGAGAAGATGACTGTGAAAGTTGCAAAATTTAGAGTTCACTCGCAAGAACCTACAATGCTAAAAGGAATGACCGTCTTTAATACTAATGACGTTGATTCCAAGAAACAACCAATGTTTTTTGGAAAACCACTTGGAATTCAAAGATATGACTCCTATAAGTATCCAATTTTTGATAAGTTAACTCAACAACAACTTGGTTTCTTTTGGAGGCCAGAAGAAATTTCTCTACAAAAAGATCGTGCAGATTACCAAACACTAAGACCAGAACAAAGGCATATCTTTACTTCAAATTTAAAGTATCAAATTATGCTTGATAGTGTTCAAGGTCGTGGTCCTGGAATGGCATTTACACCTTATTGTTCTCTTCCTGAACTTGAAGCATGTATGACTGTATGGGGATTTATGGAAATGATACATTCTAGATCTTATACTTATATTATTAAGAATGTTTATCCAGATCCAGCAGAAGTTTTTGATACTATTCTAAATAATGAAAAGATATTAGAAAGAGCATCATCAGTTACTGGTGCTTATGATGATTTTATAAATTCTGCACATTCCTATGGAACTTCTAATGATTGGGAGTTTGCAAATGAAGGTGTTCCTTATGGAACTGATGCAAGACTTGAATTAAAACGAAAACTATATCGTGCAGTTGCTAATGTAAACATTTTAGAGGGGATTAGATTTTATGTCTCGTTTGCATGTTCTTTTGCGTTTGGGGAACTTAAACTCATGGAGGGATCTGCCAAAATTATCTCTCTTATCGCAAGAGATGAAAATCAGCATCTTGTCATCACTCAAAACATCCTCAACAAATGGAATGACGGAGATGATCCAGAGATGCAGAAGATTGCTAAGGAGGAACAAGAATGGGTAAGAGGAGCATTCAAAAAGTGTGTAAATGAAGAAAAACTATGGGCAGAATATTTGTTTAAAGATGGTTCTATGATTGGATTGAATGATAAACTACTTGGAAACTATGTTGAGTGGATTGCAAATCGTAGAATGAAAGCAGTTGGATTAAAACCTGAATATGATATTGCATCAAAGAACAATCCACTTCCTTGGACTGAACATTGGATTAATTCTAAATCAGTTCAAGTTGCACCCCAGGAAACGGAAATTTCTAGCTATTTGGTTGGTGGAATTAAACAAGATATGAAAAACGATAGTTTTACTGGATTTAAGTTATAGGATTTGGGGGCATATGCCCCCTTTTTTTATAAATAAATAAAAACCGTAGAAATGATATGTCTAATTTTTACAAAAAAGAAAACATAAATGAAGGTTTGAGTTTTGAAATAAAACCGTCCAGAGGAATTGGAGCATTAACACCTGACGCAGCTCAACAACTAGGACCAAAAGCAGTTGAACTACAAAAGAAAAAAGCAGCAGAAGTAGATCTTCCTAACAAGTCGGGCGTTAAACTTGCAAATTCATATAAACCGAAAGGAAAAATAGTAAAAGAAGCACACTACAATCCTACGACTGGAAAAATTCAAGCAGAAAAACCATCAGAAGAAGAAATTAATACGTTGGCAAAAAAAGCAGCAGCATCTGGACCAAAGAAAAGAAAACCAGTTGGTTCAGTTCGTAAAAATAGTGCGACCTTCAAACCATCATCACCAGAGCAAGCAAAGGCGGATATGAAAAGTTGGAATGATTATTGGAGTGGAAGTGAAACAATTGATGTAGGTGCTGATGCTGGTTCTACTATTAGCGATTTCGTCCATTCAAAGAGCAAAACATTCAAGGGTGATAGTACGAAGCAAAGAATTAAGAGAGCACTTGGTGCTTATTATGGAGCACAGAAAGAAGAAATAGAAAATAGTTATGAGTGTGTGATAGAAGCACTTGTAGAATATGGATTTGCCGAAGATGCCGAAACTGCAAACGATATGATTATTGGATTAAGTGAAGGTTTTATTGGTATGATATTTGAAGAATATTTGGAAGAGAAAGCAAGAGGCACTAGACCAAAAACAACTGCACACGCATATGATATGGACGAAACTTTGTTTGGTCACGACCATTCAAAGGTGAATGTCCACGTTCATAATGAAAAAGGAGAGAGAACTCAAAGTTTGAGTAATCAAGAATTCAATACTCATAAACTTCCAAAGGGTCATTCTTATAACTTTGATGAGTTTAGAAGTTCAAAGGTTTTTGAAAAGTCAGCAAAACCTTTGAAAAAAATGATTAAGCATTTGAATAAACAAAAAGCACGAGGATATGATACTCATATTGTAACGGCTCGTAGTGATATGGACGATCAACCTGCATTTGCAAAACATCTTTCTAAGTATGGTATTAATATCAATCCAGGAGAAAACGGTAAAGGACATACTCACGTTCATCGTACAGGTAATCTTGAAGGTAGTGATGTTGGAGTAAAGAAGAAAGATACACTTCAAGGTTTATCACAAAAACACGGATATAAGAAAATTCATATGTATGATGATGCTGCAAAGGTCCATAAGGCGGTTCAAAACACACCAGGAGTTGAGGTCAAAACTCATATGGTAAAACCAAGAGGGAAGTCAGGTGAAGTGCGACCACGGTCGTTTAGAGCAACCGAAACACAAAAAGAAGAATATTATATTGATTTTGGAATTAATAATATACAAGAAGTGAAAGAAATAGACATTACGCCTTATGAATACTGGAAAGAAAATATAAGATAAATAATAGAAAAAGTACTTTTTTAGTAAAATGAAGCAAGAGAATTTAGACGAGCTTAAAAATATCTACTTAGGTTTGGTGACTGGTGGGGAAGGACCGGAAGTGTTGAGTGAGGCACCTACTCAATTTGCTAAAGATTTACAGAATAATATAAGAGATACGGCAGCTCAAAAAACAGTTAATAAAGCTCTTAGTGGAGGACTAAAACCTGCTGCAACACCTACAGTTCCGAGACCTGCTGCACCTACTCAATTTGCTAAAGATTTGCAGAATAATATAAGAGATACGGCAGCTCAAAAAACAGTTAATAAAGCTCTTAGTGGAGGACTAAAACCTGCTGCAACACTACCAGCAAAAAAAGTTGGTCCTAAGATTGTAGGTCCTAAGATTGTAGGTCCTGGTGGTGATAATAGTGGAGGAACACCAGCAGGACAAGCACCAAAACCTGCTGCTCCAAGACCAGCAGCAGCACCTACAAAACCAATGGGTGGCGCTCCTATGGACCAGTTTGCAAGAGCAAATCCAACTCTTGCCGCCAAAGTAAAACCAGGGCAATCTGGATATGATACTATCAACACAAGATTATCTGCCGATAACGATAGAGGACCAAGCACACCAACACCAGCAGCAGAACCTTCTGGTGAAACTGATAGGCTCAAAAAGGCACTTGACATCAAAAAGTCAGATGTGACCTCTTCTTATGAATGGTCTTCAGTAAAAACTCTAAAGAATATTGCAGATGCATATTCTAGTGTTTATGAGAAGAAAGAATATGAAACATCCAGAGATAAAGACAAAGATGGTGATAATGACTTTGCTGATAATATGATTGCTCGAATGGTTGCTTCTGGTATGTCCCGTGAAGAAGCAATTAAGAAAGTAAAGAATAAGTCTTATAATGAAGAAATTGAGTATATTGAAGAAAGAGACGAAGGCAAACCAGGTTTAATGTTTAAGAAGATTGCTGCAAAAGCAGCAAAGAAATATGGTTCAAAAGAAGCAGGCAATAGAGTTGCTGGAGCAATTCGTAAGAAAGTTCTTGCAAATGAAGCAACTGCGATGGCTAAGAGAGGTCTTGATGAACCTGCAATTCGTAATAAGATTGCATCAACAACTCGTGGCGATGAGAGTGCAGACAAAGCAACTGCACTAGCAGATCGTGAAACTTATGGTGATAATAAAAAGAAAGAAGGTAGAGAGAAACTTGCAAGAAAGCAAAGAGGCGATTTCCGTGATACGACTTCTTCAAATCCTGGACTTCACGGATATGCATACAAAGCAACAACCGATGCTGATAAAGAAAAGCAGGCAGCAAGAGGAAAACAAAGAGGTGTCCTAACTCCTAATGAAAAGAAGACCCTGAATAGAGAAGAAGTTCATATCTATGATACTATTATATCACACTTACTTGAATATGGTTTCGCAGATACAGAAGAAGGTGCAGATGTGATTATTGAAAATATGAGCCAATCTTGGATTAAACAAATCCTAAGTGAAGATTGATTTATAAAAACAAATAAGTAAAAGCACCTATTGACTAGGTGCTTTTTTATGACTATAATAACTCTGTGGGTTTTGAGAAAATATCTTAGGTTCTAAATACATTAAGATTACTTAAAGGACCTCTTGGCGACATATAATAATCCTTGGTTATATAATGAAGAACCCTTTGAGACAAATGATATCCAAGATTGGTATGGGTTTGTATATCACATACGAAACACTTGTAATACTCGGTGTTATATTGGAAGAAAGTACTTTTGGTCTTTTACAAAGGATAAAGGAAAGAAAAGAAAAAGCAAAAAGGAAAGTGATTGGAAAAATTATTATGGAAGCTGTACAGAACTCAAAGAAGACATAAAGATATTTGGAAAAGATAAGTTTGAAAGAAAGATTATAAGTCTTCACAAGACATTAGGAAAAACTAATTATGAAGAAACTAAACAGTTATTTTTAAATAATGTTTTGATTGAAGCACTTGACGATAATCATCCAAAGTATTATAATTCACAGATACTATCTCGTTATTTTAGGAAAGATTATTTCAATTATGAATCAAACAAAAACACAAATAATGGTGCAGTGTGATAGTATTGTTGCATATTATATTGAACGAATAGAACATCATTATAAAAATGGAAGAAAAAAAGAAGCAAGATGTTTACATAAAGAAATTCAACAATGGATACAGGAAAAAGAAGATTATGAAGTGATTACTTTAGAATACTTAACTGATTATTTTGACAAAACCTAAATAATCTCATATAATGATTAAGCAATCCTTAAAAAGATTGCTTTTTTTATTATGAGATTTTGACGTGACAACCTAGAGCCGTGGAAGATGCCCTTCGAGAGATGTGGTGTACCCCTCTTCTATACGGATGCCGAATTCTATTAAAATTAATGCTACTATCAACAATTGCTACCCTTTCAGTCTTAACTGCGTTTGCTTCACCACTACTCTTACCGGTGAGTGCTCCACCAGTGCCTGAGAAAGAAAGTTTAGAACTCACAATTCAAGACTTCTCAAATCAGAAAGACACCAAATCTGAAAAACTAAACATTACAGAAACGAAGGTCGAAAATAAAGAAAAGATTTGGAAATGTAAAGGGTGTAATCAAACAGAAACTTATGCTTTGAGTTACTTGCAAAAACAAGGAATCAAAGATAAGAATGCTCTAGCAACCATCATGGGTAATATCAAACAGGAATCAGATTTTGTTCCTAATATCTGTGAGGGTGGGTCTAGAGTTTCCTACCAAGGATGTGGAAGCGGTGGATATGGATTAATCCAATGGACCGATTCTGCAAGATATGATGGATTAGGAAGACATGCTGCCCGTATGGGTGCTAGTGCTTCTACACTTGATACTCAACTCAACTATATGTTGAATGAGGGTGATTGGAAAATGATTGAACCGAGAATGAAAACTCCTGGTAAATCAATTGACCAGTATATGTACTACGCAAGTAAGTGGATACGCTGGGGACATCACGGAGCAAGAACTGACTTTGCTTATCGTTATGCGAAAAAAATGGTTCTTACAGAAGTAGATGCCTAATTGAATAAATATGGGGGAATGTATCTTCCCCCTTTGTGTTTAACTTTAATTTTGGCAAGAAGAAACCAACTATTTTTAAATATGCAATTGTAGGAGTTATATTTACTTCAACTATTACAGTTATATCTCAGTGTACTCGTATACCAGAAGAAAAATTATATGATATTGTAGATCAAGTTCAAAGAAAAATACCTGGAAAACCTTTGAATGATTATATTATAACTGATCCAATTCTTTTAGATAGAAGAATCAAAAGAGATGTTGATTCTGCAATACTAGAATATGAGAGGTTGACGGGAGATGATGGTAGTGTTAGAATAAGTCCATCATATTTTTCAGAAAAACCACCTGATGGCAGTAAAGCACAAAAATTACTTGGTGGTGAATTAAGAATATGTGGTTCTTGGGTTCCTGATTGCCCAAAAGAAAATCAAGTTCAATAATGCGAATGTAGTTCAGTTGGTAGAACGCTATCCTTCCAAGTTAGATGTCGTCGGTTCGAGTCCGATCATTCGCTTTCCCTTTTTGGGATAATTTATTCCACAATAGCTCAGCGGTAGAGTCGGTGACTGTTAATCACTTGGTCCCTGGTTCGAATCCAGGTTGTGGAGTTTCTTATTATAACTATTTAAAATGTTCTGGCAAAAATATCATGATATTTTAATTAAATATCTAACCTTGGAAAATACATATTCTCAAGAAACTGTACAAAATGATTCTAAATTGGAATCTTTTTTGTATCAAGGAGAATACATTCTTAAATCTAGAGTAACTAATATAACAAAAGGCAGCACATCAATCTATAATAATATTCTCTATCCAAAAACTGGAAAAAATCTTCCTTGTCTCGGAATGGATTTGATGGCATTCTTTAAAAATAAAGTTATCTTAACTTTTGATTTCCAGCATCCAAAAGAAAACTATGATTTTGATCATGAAATTGTGAGAAAAAATATGGGGAAATATTTGGATAATACTAAAGAAATTCGTTTCTTTGAACCAGGTAATCACTTCTCTCGATATGTATTTGTGCGTAAGTGTCATATGGATGAGGTGGATCAGTATTTACCAGATTTTGAAAAATACGTTTCTACATATTCTAAACTTTTGGAGGAATTTCAACCAGAAGAAAATAATACAGAAGAGTTTATTAATTTTGATAATTATATGCTAAAGTTAGATCCAGTATCTGGATATATGCAGTCAAATTTTGGTAAAGAATTTGCTGAAAAATATGTGAAAAAATTTTTATTTGAGTACTCTAGTTTCTCATTATAAATATCTAAAAATAGGATAATGGAAAAACTATTTAAACAATTAAGTGATGCTCAGGCATCACTCTTTGTTCTTTTTCAAAAGACTTGGGTATATCATTGGGATGTAGTGGGACCTGATTTTCACCAATTTCACACATTATTTGGAGAGCAGTATAATACAATGTTTGAAGAGATTGATACTCTTACAGAACATATGAGATATTTGGGTATGAAACCAGTTAGTACTTTAACTAGAGCAGTTGAAGTATCTATGATTAAAGAGGCAAATAGTTCAATTGGTGCTATAGAAATGGTTTCAGAACTACGTGATGATAATAAAAAAATAATTGATATACTTACTGATATATCGGAAGAGGCAGATAGTCAAAGGCAATATGCAACTTCAAATTTAGTTCAGAGTATCACAGAAACACACGGTAAATTTGTTTGGATGTTAAGATCCTTTTTAGAATAATGGAGAAATTAAATGATTGAAGTACGTTGCAAACTTTGTAATACGGAATTAAAAAGTCATCCAACACAAACAAGTTGTTGTGGTTGTCCGAATATGGCAACTGTTTGTGGTGATAAAATCACGGCACTTGACCTAAGTAAGGTTGTTATGCTAAACTCAACAAAAGAAGTCTCAAAATCAGCAGTTCTTACCAGAGAAGATTTACAATTTCAAGAAGAAAGAAGAAATCGTAAGGTTCGTAAACTGGACTTTGAGATACGATAAGGAAAGATGGCCGAGTGGTTTAAGGCAACAGTCTTGAAAACTGTCGAGGTGAAAGCCTCCGTGAGTTCGAATCTCACTCTTTCCGTTTATAAATATACAAACATTTATTTTCGTGTTTATGGACAACCAGACTCGGGAAAATTGGAAAAGAGTAAAGGATGTAATGGAAGAGTCAGGAAATACTAACAATATGTATTATAAAAGGGCTTGTGAAATCCTAAGAACTGGTGCGGATCCGATGGAAAAGGTTTGGAAAGATGAGAACTCATCAATCACTTGATTTTCAATTCAATTTACCCTATAATATCAGAGTCAACAATCATTTTTGATTGACGGTGAGTATGGGACATTAGCAATTGTTCCATATGAAGATTATTCTATGCTTCTTTAGCAATCTGGTGAATGCACCGAACTCATAATTCGGTTGAGGTTGGTTCGATCCCGACAAGGAGCATGAGACATTTTTAAAATTGTCTCTCTTGACTTCCAATTCAATTCACCCTATAATATCAGAGTCAACAATCATTACAATGTCAGTCGTTTTAAAGTTCAAAAAAGAAGTCAACACACTTCGTTCTGCCGTAAATGGTGAAATCTTCCTTGATGTAAAGAATCCAAAACTTTACAAAAAAGTTCGTCGTTATTATCAAAATGAAGGAGTGATTTTTTCTGAAGATCCATTGGATAATTATGACATTCTGATTGAATGTATTGCTCAGGATCTTGAAACTGTTGGAGTGATATGAAAAAGGTTATTTTTGAACGAGAAGGGTATCGTTTCGTTGATGCAGGTATTCTTGAGATTAATGGATTGATCGACTATAGAATGCAAAAGAAAAATGAATATACCAAACACTGGTATGATATTTATCTTTTTGATAATTCTATGCAGTGCTGTACTGCCATGGAAGACATTGAGTATGCCAAATGGTTGGATCCTGATGGTGTTCCTGCTTATCGGCATTATACTTAGTCACGGAAAGACTTTAAAAGCACTGGTGGAGTCAAATAAGACCCGAAAGAGAGTTGTCTAAACTCTCTTTTTTTGTTATAATAAATAATACAAACATTATTCATTAGTTTATGAGTCAACATCAGAAAACTGCACTTGTACTTGGTGCAGGTGGTTTTATTGGAAGTCATATGGTTAAAAGACTACGATCCGAAGGTTATTGGGTTCGTGGTGTAGATTTAAAAAGACCAGAGTTTTCTCCTACGGAAGCAAATGAATTTATTCAAGGTGATTTGAAAGATAAGTCTTTTGTTGAACGAGTAATTCAATTTAAAGGTGATCGTGGAAACTTTTATAATTTTGTCCCGTCACGATATCTTCAACCCTTTGATGAAATCTATCAGTTTGCTGCCGATATGGGTGGTGCCGGATTTGTATTCACGGGTGAGAATGATGCAGACATTATGTATAATTCCGTAACCATTAACCTTAATATTCTTGAATCGGTACATCAGTTTAATGACTTAAAGGGTACAAATACCACTAAGATTTTCTATTCTGGATCAGCTTGCATGTATCCAGAACATAATCAATTAGATCCAGACAATCCAGATTGCCGTGAAGAATCGGCATATCCTGCTGCACCAGACTCAGAATACGGATGGGAAAAACTCTTTTCTGAAAGATTGTATTTTGCCTATCACCGTAATTATGGTATACCTGTTCGTGTATGCAGGTATCATAATATCTTTGGTCCTGAAGGAACCTGGGAAGGTGGTAGAGAAAAGTCTCCAGCAGCAATCTGTCGTAAGGTAGCATATCTTCCAAAAGAAGGTGGGACTATTGAAGTGTGGGGTGATGGAAAACAAACTCGTTCATTCCTCTATATTGATGAATGTATTGAGGCAACTCGTCGTTTGATGAATAGTAATTTTATTGGGCCAGTAAATATTGGTTCAGAAGAAATGGTGACTATTAACCAACTTGTAGATACTGCTGCAAGGGTTGCTGATAAAAATGTAATCAAAAAACATATTAATGGTCCTCTTGGTGTTCGTGGACGCAACTCTAATAATGATGTAGTTCGTAAAGAACTTGGTTGGGATTATTCTCAAACTCTTGAAGAAGGTATTCAAAAGACTTATACCTGGATTGAAAGTCAAATAAAAGTAAGAGGTTGATTATGGATTTAAGTGTTGTTCTTGGTGGTCGTGATGACAATTACGGGGAAAATTTTATTCCCAGACTAAAACAGTCCCTAGAAAACAATTTATCTAAATTAGATAAATCTGGATTAGATTATGAAATGATAGTGGTTGATTTTAATCCATTGAATAATCAATATCTACATAAAAATAATCTTTTAGAAGAAGTATTATCCCACCCAAAAATCAAAAATATCATCGTTGACAACTCCGTTGTTCTTGCCGAAAATTTGGGTCCAACAACATATTACGAGTATTTTGCAAAAAATGTAGGGTGTAAAAATTCTTCTGGTGAATTAATTTTTATTACAAATTCTGATATTCTAATTACTGATTGTCTTATTGATGAAATTGTAAAAGAGGTAAAAAATAAAGATAAGAATGACTATTTTTATAGAGTTAGATATCGTGGAGAAATATCTTTGGGTGTGATTCCAGATGAATCAAATGAACCAGTAGAAGATCTTCATCACCCAGAGTTTCCTGATGCTTGTATTTGCGGACTTTATTCTGGAGATTCTTCAATGTTTTCTCGTGATGTTTTATTTAATGTTGCTACAGCATACAATGAAGGTGAAATGAGACATAGAACTCATGTTCATCAGTCTGCTATGGATGGAGAAATTCTTTGGAATGTTTATAGAAAAGGAAAAAAACTTAGATTTTTAGAGGCGCATTATTATCATATTTTTCATGGACCAAGACCACAAAGAGATAATTTTTATCATCAAGGAACATACGAAAATACTGAAGATTGGGGATTTGTGAAATATCCTAAAGAAAAAATTAAAGAAAATATTGTGTTAATTAGAGCATGAATAAGTTTATTGTAACAACTACAATTAATAGTCCAACAATTGCAACTAGAAAATTTTGTGAATTTAAAGATTGGACTTTTGTAATTGTTGGAGATACTAAAACTCCGCATCAAGAATATGAAGATCTCGACTGTGTATATTTGTCCCCTGATATACAGGAAAAAATTCATAAAGGATTGTCGGATGTAATTGGATGGAAAAGTATTCAACGAAGAAATCTTGGATTTCTGTTTGCTTATCAACAAGGTGCTGATATTATTGCAACAGTTGATGATGATAATATTCCTTATGATGATTGGGGTAAAGATGTTTTAGTTGGTCAAAATATTGAATGTGATTTATATGAATCGAATCATAACGTTTTTGATCCACTTTCTGTAACTTCAAGAAATGAGGTGTGGCACCGTGGATATCCAATTGAATATGTTCCAACAAGACATAAAGTGGAATATAAGGGTAAAATAAAAAGAAAAGTCTTAGTTCAGGCGGATTTGTGGGATGGTGATCCAGATATTGATGCTATGGCAAGATTATCAATTAAACCTGTGGTTAAGTATTCTGATATAACAAAACCATATTGTTCGAAACAAATTGCACCATTTAATAGTCAAAATACATTTTTAGCAAGAAAAGTTATACCATATTATGCAGTTTTACCTTATGTTGGTAGAATGGATGACATATGGGGCGCGTATATAATGCAGCATTATTTTCCAAATACTGTTATATATAACAAATCATCAGTTTATCAAGATAGAAATGTTCAAGATTTGGTGACTAATCTTGAAAATGAGATTATAGGATATCGGAATACTTTAAAATTAATTCAGGATTTAAAAAATTATAATTTATATTTACCAGAAAAAACAAAAGAATTTTTTAAAGTATATCAATCTTGTTTTGGAATTATATGAAAAAAAAATTTAATCTAGTGGGAAATACCTTTACACATCTTACAGATGGTAATAAGGGATATTCTGTTCATGGTAAAGAATCAAAATATATTGAATGGGTAAAAGATGGAAGTGGAGAAGTAACTTTTTATATTGACTCAACACTTGCTCAGGCTCAAATTGACGAAACCTCTGGACCTAAGTATGGATGGTTGTTAGAATCGAAATACATCACTCCACAAATTGTCGATTCTGTCAGAATGTTTCCTGAGAAATATTTGGAAACGTTTGATCTTATTTTTACTCATAATCAAGATCTTTTGAAATTAGATTCAAAATTTAAATGGGTTCCTGCTCAGGGATTTTGGATTAAAGAACCAAAAATTTATGAGAAATCAAAAATGATTTCAATGATTGCTTCAAACAAAAAAATGTGTGAAGGTCATCGTTTTCGTCTTCAATGGGTAGAAAGATTGTGGGGTCAGGTTGATATGTATGGTCGTGGTTTTAATGAGATTGCTTTGAAAGAAGAAGGTCTTTGTGATTATATGTTCTCTGTTGCCATTGAAAATGGTCAGTATGAAACTTATTTTACTGAAAAACTTTTAGATTGCTTTGCTACAGGCACTATTCCTGTTTATCTTGGTGCTCCTGATATTGGAAAAGTATTTAATATTGATGGTATCATTACATTATCCGATGAATTTGATATATCTGATGAAGTGTATTATAGTAAAATGGATGCAATTAAAGAAAATCTTGAAATTGCAAAAACAATGGAAATATTAGAAGATTTCATTTATCTTAATTATTTTAATGAATAGATTATATTTTCATAATCAACAGCATTATGGTGACTGTCTAATCTCACTTCATTTTTTGATTGGATTATCTCAAGTAAATAATATTGAATGTGAATTTTATTGCAATCCATCTTATCATTCACAACTTCAAGAATTAATTCCAGAAAATGTGAGTGCATTTTTATCAAATAAAATTAATCAAAATTCTATAGATCTTTGGGGAGCAAAATTGCTGCATAAAGTTCAAGAAAAATATAAAGATAAATATCCACTTTATTGCGATAATCAACCACAATATCAGGATATTTTTAAGTTGTGTTTTGAAATGTGGAAATGTCTTTCCAAAGATTTGGAATTGATTTGCCCATTCAATAATAAGTCCCAAATTATGTTTGATGAGCATCCCATCAATATAGTAGTGAATAAAAAATATGATTGGTTACTTGTAAATAGTTATTGTCTAAGTGGGCAGGTTAGATATAGTCAGAAAGAACAAGATAATATTTTTTTGGAAATAATTAACAAACTTAAAGAAAAAAATAAAACTTTTATAACTACTCATAAATTGAAAGATTATCCAAGTACTCAAGATAAAAATTTATCTTTGGTGCAAATTGCCCAACTATCAAAAAACTGTCAGGTTATAATGGGAGTCCCAACTTCTCCTTTTTGGATATCAATAAATAAGTGGAGTTTTGAAAACTGTGATAAATTTATAAATCTAACTCATGATTCCTGTACTTATGATTTGGATAATAAATTTATAACTGTTAATTGTTTAGATGATGTATTGACTTGTATTTAAATTTGGAGGTTGTAAATGAGCTTTAGAGATGAGTATTTGATTTCAAAAAATATTAAAAATGTTTTACATATTGGTGCTGATAGGGGTGGAGAACTTCCACAATATCAAAAAATTGGTGTAGATAAAGTAATATGGGTAGAGGCAAATCCAGAAGTTTATGATGAACTTTTAGAAAATTTAAAAATAATGAACATTACTGAAATTGACAGTCTTCCTTTCAATTGTTTGATAAGTGATAAAGATGATATTGAAACTGATTTTAATCTTTATTATGGGTGGGATGCTGGGCATCTTGTTGGTAACAAGGGAATGTCTTCTATCCTGAAGGCAAAGAATTCTTGGTGGGGTTCTGAATGTTATCGTGGAACTATCAAGTTAAACTCTTTAACTTTAGATACTTTTCTTGAAAGAAATAATTTGGGATATGACTTTGATCTTTTGAATATGGATACGCAAGGAGCAGAATTGATGATATCTCAAGGTGCTACAAAAGTTTTGGAAAAAGTCAAATTTATTAATTCTGAGGTTACTCTTTATAATGCACCTTATCATAGCAATCCTCTTTTTAGTGAGATTAATGAATATTTTCAAAAATTTGGGTTTAAGCATATTGAAACAGAACTGAGTGACGATAAAAATTGGGGAGATGCAATATTTGCAAAGGAGATTTAAATGGGAAAGACAGTTTTAATTAATCAACCTTGTGGAATTGGCGACATCTTTTTTCTTCAGAAAATTGTTAATCTCAATATAGAAAAAGGGAATAATGTAATTTATCCAATAAATAATAATCTTTTATTTTTAAATGATTATATTAAATTTGATAATTTTCAATTTGTTCCTATAGAATCAAATTTTGAATATAAGTTCCTATTCAATAGCACAGACTATATTGAAGATGATAATGTAATCTATTACCCATGTTGTGTGGCTGATAGATATGTGAGTGGATGTGTTATGAGAGCAAAGTACAAAAGATTTGGTATTGATTGGGAAGACTGGTCAGATTATTTTAAATATGAACGTAATATTGACAAAGAAAATGAATTGTTCTATAATGTATTGGAACTTACTGATGATACAAAGTATAATTTTGTCAATAAAACCTACGGAACTTTTCCACATTCATTAGTAAAACATGCAGTTCATCCAAAAAAAGATTTGATGAATATTGAAATGAGACTTATTGAAGGTTATACAATCTTTGATTGGTTAAAAGTGATTGAAAAAGCAACTAATTTTTATTCTGTAGACACTGCAATTTTGTTTCTTATGGAAAATCAAAAATTGGTCTGTGAAAATAATGATATTGAATTGTGGACAAGACATACTCATTATGGTGATATTGATGGATTGTTCAAAAAAAATTACAAGTACAATTGAGGATTAATCAATGGGAGCATTACGAGAGCACGATCTTTCTCCTCTTATAGAGGAGTTTGGTCTTGAGTATTATTTTGAAACTGGAACTGGTAAAGGAGAGTGTCTTTTACATGCTCTTAAGTATCCTTTCAAAAATTATTATACGGTTGATATTGATGAAGAATTAGTAGAACAAGTTTATAAGAATATTAATAGTTATGCAAAAGATATTAATCTATTAGTTGGAAAATCCATAGACATTCTTGGAGAGTATGTTCCACAAATTCCTCAAGAGTCTCCAGTATTATTTTTTCTTGACGCACATTTTCCTGGTGCAGATTTTCACAAATGTACATATGAAGAATCTATTCGTGAACATATGAAAGATGCATTTCCCTTGGAAGAAGAAGTTCAAATCATTTCTAAAAATAGAGATGTCTCCAAAGATGTTTTTATCATTGATGATTTCATTCTTTATGAAGAAGGTGATTATGATTGTATTAATTACAATTGTGTTTGGGAATATGGTTGGTTGCAGGAAGAATTGGATTTAAAAACAAATTCACAATTTCTTTACGATATGTTTGAAAAAACACATGATTTGACAAAAGATTTAAGAAGTCAAGGATATTTAATCATCACTCCTAAAAAATAATGAAAGCAGTAGTATTAGAAGCAATTGATGCACCTCTTGTTGTGCGTGATGTTGAATTGACCGAGCTCAAAGTTGGTCAAGTTCTTGTAAAAGTTTTGGTGAGTGGCCTTTGTGGCGCCCAAATTCATGAAATCAAAGGTTACAAGGGAAATGCTAAGTTCCTTCCACATTTGATGGGACACGAAGGTTGTGGAGTCGTTGAGGCAGTTGGAGATGGGGTAACGACTGTTAAGGTGGGTGATAAGGTTGTTATGCACTGGAGACTTGGGACTGGAATTGAGGCACCATTTCCTTCATACATTTTGAATGGAAAAACTATGAGTAGTGGTAAAGTAACTACCCTGAGTGAGTATTCAATCGTATCTGAAAATAGATTAACCAATGTTCCTCAAGATACTCCTCCAGAACTTTGTGCTATTCTTGGTTGTGCTCTTACAACTGCGATGGGAATTATTGATAATGAAGTTGATCTAAAATTTGGTGAGAGTGTTGCTGTTATTGGTTGTGGTGGAGTTGGGTTAAATTTGATTCAAGCATCTGCCATGAAGAGTGCTTGTCCTATTATTGCAGTGGATAATAACCCCACTAAAGAAAGAATGTGTCTTGATATTGGTGCAAGTAAGTTTTATACTTCCATCGATCAAATTGAAGAAAAGGTTGATATTGTGATTGATACTACTGGTATTCCAGAAGTTATTAGTCAAGGTATTTCTATCCTATCAAATACTGGTAGAATGATCCTTGTAGGACAACCTGCTCCAGGAAAATTTGTTGAAGTAATGAATGCTGTTAATCTTTTTAATGGGATTGGGCAAAGCATTAAAGCAACTCAGGGTGGTAAAACAAATCCTCAGGAAGACATCCCTAGGTATATTAGACTACATAAGGAAGGACTATTAGATGTAAGTAAATTAATAACTCATACATTTACATTGGACCAAATTAATGAAGCATTTGACTTGCTTAAATCTGGAAATGCTGGTAGAATTATGATTAAAATTGTAGAGGAACTTGTATGAGAAAGAAGTGGACTAAGGAAGAACTAATTTCTTTTGAAGATCATATTGGTGATCTATATCTTGATAATAAACTTCCATTTCTTTTTCATTTATCTGGTGGAAATGAAGATCAATTGATTGAAATTTTTGAAAATATTAATGAAGGTGATTATGTAATCTCAAATCATCGTAATCATTATCATGCCCTTCTTCATGGAGTTCCTCCTGAAGATGTGGAGGATAGAATTTTGAATGGAAGAAGCATGTTTATCTATGATAGACAACGTAATTTTTTTCTTTCTGCCATTATTGGTGGTACTCCAGCAATTGCTGCCGGTATTGCTTGGGCTTTAAAACGTAAAGGTTCTGCCCAGAAAGTATGGTGTTTTGTTGGTGATGGTACTGAAGATAATGGGCATCTTGCAGAAGCAATCAGATATGTTGATGGTTGGGATCTTCCTTGCACTTTTGTAATAGAAAGTAATGATAGGTCTTGCGAGGCAAGTAATTCTGACCGTTGGGGCAAGACTGCCCATCCTGAATGGAACTCTCCTTCAGTTATTCGGTATAAGTACACTTGCACATATCCTCACTGCCGTAAACCTGGCATGATTGATCTTTCCAAGGCAGTTAAGAAAACTGATGAGGAATATTTCCCCCTTCTTCAAGAGTTTGTATATCCAGAAATTGAGCAAACTGATATTTCATACAAAGATGCTATTGCTCAGTCAATGACAGAACTTGGCGAATTGGGTGCCATTTTTATTGGTTATAATGTTGCATATGGCGATGCAATGGGAACTCTTAAAGGTGTGCCTAAAGAACAGAAACTTGAAACCCCTGTTGCCGAAAATCTTATGGCAGGTCTTGCTATTGGAATGTCTTTTGAGGGGTTCATTCCTGTTCTGTACTATGAACGTCATGATTTTATGTTAGTTGCTGCAGATGCCATTATCAATCACATTGATAAAATTGAACGTATTTCTCATGGCGAATTTAAAGTTCCTGTGATTATTCGTGCTGTGACTGCTGATGCTGGACCTTTCTATTCTGGAATTACACATTCTCAGGACTTTACTGATATGTTTAGATCTGCAGTGACTTTCCCTGTGATTGATCCTGTAACGGGAATGGATGTACTTAAAGCAGTTAGAGGTGCTAAAGAAAGTGGCAGACCTATGATGCTAATTGAAAGAAAATCAAGGTATTAATATGAAGACATACCTCTCAGTTGGAATTGGTGATATGGTATTTTTGGATTCTATTCTTACTTTAGAAGAAAAGGCAACAATAAGTGAAATTTATTGGGCGTGTAGATTTGGGAAATGTTTAATTCCTTTAATCGAAAATAATCCAGATTATCCAAATCTTGTTGCTCAACATACTATTCCCGATGAAGTCGGCCAACAAGCAATGGCATCTCTTGACCCTATTGCTATTCCTTTCTGGCATTTTAGACCAGACTTTCCTAGAAATTTTCAAGTTGGATTGGATTTATTTGGGATTAAAGAAAATCAAGTTCAGTCAGTAGATGCTGCTGGATGTTTTACTGATAGAAATAGAAAATTTGTTGGATCTTCTTTTTTGAAAAATGCAAAACAACTTGACATAGGAAATTATATTCTTTTTCATTATCCAACATCTACTAGACCAAGATCTGATATTGCATCAATTTCTCCTGAAGATTGGAATTTTGTTGAGAAATTATCAAAAGAAAAAAATCTAAAAGTAATTATAATTTCAGATGTTCCTATTGATATTTCTCTCTCAAATTATGAGCATTTGATTAATCCAGATATTTGTTATATTGTTGATTTGGTTTCTTCATGTACATATTATGCTGGATGCGATTCTTTTTGTGCCCATCTTGCATCAAAAACATTACCTAAAGAAAATATTTTTATTAAATCGCACGAATCAAATATCACTGAAAAACTTTTGAATACTACTTTTGCACGAGCATTTCTTCCATATACTCCAGAAGATGTTGCTAGTTTCTATAAAACATATATTGGATATCCATGAATAGTATTTTAGTTATTGGTGAAAGTTCTAGGGATGTATTTGTTTATTGTAATGCGTTTAGGTTATGTCCGGATGTCCCTGTGCCAGTCTTAAACATTAAGGACCAATCTGAAAATCCTGGAATGGCAAAGAACGTTCATAGGAATATTCAAAGTCTTATAAAAGATTGTCAAATCCTAACTAATTCAAATTGGTACGATGTGACTAAGACTAGATATGTGCATGAAAACAGTAATCATATGTTTTTTCGAGTTGACACTCTTCATGAAATATCAAGAATAGATATGAGTAAGATTGACTATGATTATGAAATTATAGTTATCTCTGATTATGATAAGGGATTTTTAAAAAAAGAAGATATAGAAGAAATATGCTCCAAACATCCAAATGTTTTTATCGATACAAAAAAGATTTTAGGTTCTTGGGCAGATAAAGCGAGATTCATTAAAATTAATGACTTTGAGTATAAGAATTCTGAAAAGTATATTACAGATGATCTTGCCAAAAAAATTATCCATACGATGGGATCTGAGGGGTGCGAATATAGAGGAGTTAATTATTCAGTTGATAAGGTTGAAGTTAAAGATGTTTCTGGAGCAGGTGATACTTTTATGGCAGGATTAGTTGTAAAATATTTTGAAACAAAGAATATAGAAGAGAGTATAAAATTTGCAAATAAGTGTGCTTCTAAAGTTGTTAGACAAAAGGGAGTAACTGTGTTATAATATATAAGCAAACATTTGTATAAGAATAAAATGTTAAAATGCAATAAAACATTAATCTACGAACAAGTTGAACCAATAACACTTGGAAATTCTCAAAAAGGTCAAGATTCTTTGATTCAATATACCTTTAATTCTGTAGTTGGCACTACTGATAAGTATTATGTTGAATTTGGGGCTATGGATGGATATCAATTATCCAATACTTCATATCTTAGACAACACCAAGGATGGAATGGGTTGCTATTGGAAGGAAATCCCAATGCTTTTAGTGATAATTTAGATATTAATTTGCATATTAAGCAAATTACAAAAGATAATATATGTGATTTATTTAAAGAATTTAATGTTCCTATCGAACATGATTTTTTATGTATTGATATGGATGGTGTTGATTATTGGATTATGAAATCAATACTTGAAGGTAACTATCGTCCTAGAGTTATCATGATAGAAACTAATGTAAGATTTGAACCCGAAGAAAGTTTTGTTTTGAAATATGATGAAAATTGGGTTTGGAATGGAATTGATTGGTACGGAGCGTCTCCATATGCATTTAAAAAATTATTTAACGAGCATGATTATGTTCCAGTTTGGATACATATTGATGATATGATTGTTGTAAGAAGAGATGTTTTGGAACAAAATGGATATGGGGAACCAGATTGGGAATATGTATATCCAAAATCTAATGTTCCACTCTATAGTGATCATAGAAGTAGCGATCGTTTTGTATCTGAATTAGACTTAAATACGTGGCAAAAAATTTAATTATTTTAACTGGTGCAAATGGATTCATTGGAAAAAACTTTAAATCCAAATTAGAAAATGTTATTGGATTGGATCAACATAATTGCTGGCAATTTTTTAAGGAGTTTAAAGAATGGGATAAAGTCTCTCTGATTCTTCATCAGGGAGCAATCTCATCTACAATTGAAACTGACATTAATAAAATTCATAAATGGAATGTTGACTATACATTAGTGTTATTTGAATTTGCAATTAAGTATGGTATACCTGTAAAGTATGCGTCATCAGCTTCTGTCTATGGCAATCAACAAGGTATTTTTAATCCTTTAAATTACTATGCAATTTCCAAACTTCAAATAGATTATTGGGTTACTGGTAATATTGATAAATTTTCACATATTCAAGGATTTAGATATTTTAATGTTTATGGTGATGGTGAGCAAAATAAAGGAGACCAAGCAAGTCCTGTAAGTAAGTTCACTAAACAAATCAAAGAAACTGGAACACTAAATCTATTTGAAGGTTCTGATAAGTTTCTTAGAGATTTTATCTGGGTCGATGATTTGGTTAAAGTTGTTCTTAACAATGAGAAACCATCTGGAATTTATGATTTGGGCACTAGCAATCCTGTAAGTTTTCAGCATGTTGCAGAATGTGTTGCAAGCAAGTATAATGGAAGCATTAATTATGTTCCATTCCCACAGCATCTAGTAGGAAAGTATCAGGACTATACTTGTGCTAAATCTGAATGGTTGGATTATCAGTTCAAGAGTGTAAAAGAATTTTTATCATGAAAACTATTTTTGTAAATGGATGCTTTGATATTGTTCATCCTGGGCATATTGAATTATTTAAAATTGCAAAATCTCTTGGTGATCGTTTAATTGTTGCTATAGATACTGACGAAAAAATTAAAATTGATAAGGGAAACTCTAGACCTATTAATACACTATCTTATAGGAAAGTGATGTTAGAATCAATCAGATATATTGACGTTGTTCTTATTTTCAATACCGATCTTGAACTTGAGAGTTTGATAGAATTGTATAGACCAGATATTTTAGTTAAGGGTAGTGATTGGAGAAATGGTAAAATAGTCGGTGGCCAGTTTGCAAAAGAAGTAAGATTCTTTGATAGGTATGGTGAATATTCTACTACTAAATTTTTAGAGCAATTGCAAAATCAATCATGAAAAAATATGTTGTTGATATTGATGGAACTATATGTACATCAGTAACTAGTGGTGAATATTCTGATGCTCTTCCAATTTATGATAGAATAGAGAAAATAAATAAGTTATATGATAAAGGAAACTACATCATATACTTAACTGCCAGAGGAATGGGTCGGTATAGTAATAATGCTGACCTGGCAAAAGCAAGATTTTATGAAATTACAAAACTTCAATTAAAATTGTGGAAATGTAAATATCATGAATTATTTTTAGGAAAACCCTCTGGTGATTTTTACATAGATGATAAGGGGATTAATTCAGATGAATTCTTTGCATATTAATTTTGTTCCAAAAGGATGGGGATTTGAAAAGTGGATTGTTAACACAGAAGAATACTGTGGAAAACTTCTTTACTTTGTAAAAAGTAAAAAGTGTTCTTGGCATTATCATAAACTAAAAGATGAAACTTTTTATATTCAAAGTGGAAAAATACTTCTTAAGTATTCTGATGATGATGAGATAGTAGATGCCAATGAAATTATTTTAAATAAGGGAGATAATTTTCATATTTATAGAGGATTGAGACATCAGATGTTTGCTCTAGAAGATACTGAACTTTTTGAATTTTCTACACAGCATTTTGATGAAGATAGTCATAGATTAGAAAGAGGTGATTGAATGACAATTTCTTATAATAGATTGGGATCTAATGGTCGTTTGGGAAACCAGATGTTTCAGTATGCAGGATTGCGTGGCATTGCTTCCAATCGTAATTTTGAATGGTTAATTCCAAGACCAGATAATTATGGCGATTCAAATTATGGATTATTTGATTGTTTTGAAATGTCTTCTGTTAAGGAAGAAAACTTTGGTCAATTAAATGGTCAAAATATTGCGACAGGACAATTTCATTTTAGTCAAGAGTTTTTTGATAATTGTCCAGACAATATTAATCTTCATGATTATTTTCAGACAGAAAAATATTTTAAAAATATTGAAGATGTAATACGAAATGATTTCTCCTTTAAAAAAGAAATTGTAAAATCTTGTTTGGAAATATTGAATGAACTAGTAGATCCAATTTTTATTCATATTCGTCGTGGAGATTATGTAAATCAGCCAGACAATCACCCAGTTTGTTCCACTTCATATTATGAAAATTCATTAAATCATTTTAAAGACACCTCATCTGTATTAATTTTTTCTGATGACCCAGAATGGTGTAAATCACAAGAATTATTTTCTGATGATAGATTTTTAATTTCAGAATTTAATTTAAAATATAATCAAACATCAGATACTAATGATGGAAGAGTCAAATCTTTAATTCCATATTATGATTTGTGTCTGATGAGTATGTGTCAAGGTGGAATTATTGCAAATAGTTCTATGAGTTGGTGGGGAGCATGGATGATTCAAAACCCAACTCAACCAATTGTTGCACCGAATCCTTGGTTTGGAAAAAATTATAATCATTATGACATGAGTGATTTGATACCAGAAAGGTGGGTGATTCAAAATGCTTGACCTTACATTTTTAATTCCTACTCGAATTGAAACTGAAGATCGTTTAAGGAATATTATTTCTTCTGTTTCTTATCTTCTTAAACATATTCCCGCAAAAGTAATTGTTAAAGAAGTATCTAATTATCCTACTTTTCAATTTAGAGCAATTCCAGAAATTAAAAAGTATGTTGATACCCCAAATTTAATTTATTTGTATGAAGAAAGTTCAGAGACATGGTTTTGCAAAAGTAAAGTATTGAATGATCTAATTGTTGCATCAAACACAAAAGTCGTAGCAAATTATGATGCGGATACAATTTTACCCGTTCAATCATATTTTGATGCCTATCAATTGATTAATAAAAATCATGCAGATGTAGTTTATCCTTATCAGTGTGGTGTTTATCAATGGAAAGCAGAATATAATTCGGACATTTATAATGAATTCATTTTAAATCTGGACACAAGAATATTAGATAAAAATAAAACACTATATAATTCAACAATTGGATGGAGTCAATTTATAAACCGTCAAGTTTATATTGACTCCTTTATGATGAATGAAAACTTTATTTCGTGGGGATGTGAAGATGATGAATTTTATTATCGTATGAGTGTCCTTGGCAATCGTATTGCAAGAATTGATAATTATGCGTATCATTTAGAGCATTCGAGAACCCCAAACTCTTGGTTTAATAATCCAAATTTTAATAATAACTATCAGTTATGGAATCAAATCAAGACATTTGACAAAAACCAATTAATACAGTATTATGAGAATCTGGACTATCTAAAAAAACGCAGACAAGAATTAGTATGATAGGATTTAATGCTCTTGGTAGAATGGGGCGCCTGGCAAACCAAATGTTTCAGTATGCATCTCTCAAAGGTATTGCTAAAAATGTAGGCGCAGATATTATTGTTCCTTACTATAAAGATGCAATAGATGATGGAATTGGTAATAAACTACGCTCTGAATTGTTTGATAGTTTTAATCTCAATGTGAATACTGGTCTACTTAATAATGGAAATGCTCCCGTAGTTCAAGAAAGATTTTTTCATTTTGATGAAGATCTTTTCAAACTCTGTCCAGACCATGTGTCTCTTCATGGATTCTTTCAATCTGAAAAATATTTCAAACATATTGAGACAGATATTCGTGAAGATTTTATCTTTAAAGATGAAATTTTAAATCCATGTGAGGAGATGATTTCCTCAGTTGAAAATCCAATTGCACTTCATATTCGCCGCACAGATTATATTGCTAATAGTGAAAATCATTTTAATTTATCTCTTGAATATTATGCGGATGCTTTAAAATATTTTGATGATGATCGTAATGTGATTGTTTTTTCTGATGACCCAAAATGGTGTAATGATCAAACATTATTTTCCACTGATCGATTTATGATTTCAGAAAATATTGATAATAGAGTTGATCTTTGTTTAATGTCTCTTTGCAATGATTTTATTATTGCAAACTCTACATTTTCTTGGTGGGGTGCCTGGTTGTCTTCAAATAAAAATAAAAAAGTAATATCACCGAATCAATGGTTTGGTGAAATTGGTTATACTAAAAATCACGATACTAAAGATTTAATTCCCAATGAATGGACAAGAATTGGTGATGGATAAGAATAAATCCATCTATAAGTTAGCAAATATCCCCCATATTTACTGGTTGAATCTTGATTCTGATACTGACAGACGCCAGTATATGGAGCAACAGTTTGAGTATTGGGAGATTAAAAACCATACAAGAATTTCTGGTTATGATGGAAGAGTTGATGATGTTTCATTATATATTAAGGGGAGAATTCCTGACAATGTAACTCAAAATGAACTTGGATGTTGCATGTCACATCTCAAAGCAATTAAACATTTTTATGAAAATACTAAGGATGAATATTGTTTAATTGTAGAGGATGATGTAAGTTTTGATCTTGTAAAGTATTGGAATTTTACTTGGAATGATTTCTTTTCTCATGCTCCATACGATTGGGATTGTCTACAATTAACTACAATCTGCACTGGTGATATTCATGTCAAACTCCACATTCGTTTTATTAATGATTTTTCTGCAGCAATTTATTTGATTACTCGTCATCATGCGGCTAAAGTTATAAAAAATCATGTGCGAAAAGAAAAATATAAACTTGATAATGGAGTAAAACCAAGAGCAGTTTCTGAAGATGTTATTTTGGAGTCTGGAAAAACTTACACTATTCCTTTGTTTCTTTATAATTTGAATATGGAATCTACCATTCATCCAGAGCATGTTTCAATATTCCATAAAGCTCCTCATGATGCCCTATCTCAATTCTGGGAGCAGAATGGAGCAGGTATTGACATCAAGGATTATATGAACTATGATCCATACCTGGGTCGGATAACCGAAAATTCTGCCGCACAACCCCCACCAGAGAGTTGACAGGAAATCCACCCAATGCTAAAATAAATAGGTATTGAGACACCTGTAAGTCTCTTAACATTTCACATTAAAAATTTTTATGGTTATTCGTTCATTTCTTGCTGGTGCCGTTGTATTAACTGCCGCACCAGTATTTGCTGCTCCAGCATCCTTCTCTGATGTACAACCCACTGACTGGGCATATCAGGCAATTCAAAATCTTAATTCACGATATGGATGTCTTGTTGGTTATCCTAACGGCACTCTTAAGCCTGCTGCTGATGCAACTCGCAGTGAAGTTATTGCTCTGACAAATCATTGTCTGGATAATATCACTCAATTCTATACACAAGCAGATGCCAAACTTGCTGCTGCTCTACGTGCTCAGATTGGTGCTGTAAGTAATCGTGTAACTAAACTTGAAGTTGCTGCTGTAACTGCGACACAACGTCGTAATCTGGGTGTTGGCAACTATGGTGGTATTGCTTTTGCTGGTAATGCTGCTAACTATCCAGGTGTAACACCATTGGGTAATCGTGTATATGAGTCTGGTGTAACACTTCAAGGTCGTCTAAGGGCACTTGATTTGGGTAATCAGTATGCTGTATCTGCTCGTCCTTATGTAACACTAACCTCTACTCCTAACTATGTAAGTGGTGGTGTATTTGGTGGTGGTCTTGCTACTCTTGATATTCCTCTCTCACGAAGGACTCTTGCTGATGGAACTAAAGTATCTGCTGCTAACCTCTATGTTGGTGCTGGCGGTCAGGTGGGTGGCAATCAGAGTGCTGGTGTCGGTGTAGTTGGTGCCGAAGTATCAGTAGCAAACAACGTTGTTCTATTTGCTGATGCGAAGATTCCTTTCTCTAACACTGGTGCCGAAACCTTTGGTTCTACCAGAGTTGGTCGTGCTACTTATAACTATGGCAGTGGTCAAGGTTACAATGTAACTGGAACTGTTGGTGTAGGTATCAAGTTCTGATAAACTTGGGAGGAGCAATCCTCCCTTTCTTTTATAAAACTATATGACAATCACAACCGAAGACGGCAATCGTCAAAATATGTTTGCTGTCGAACCAAAAATGTACATTACCGAGGAAGACATGACACAACACAAAGAACAAACTTATGCCCAACGTGCAGAAATTCTTAATGGAAGACTGGCAATGCTAGGATTCGTGGTTGCAGTAGGCACATATCTAACTACCGGACAAATTATCCCTGGAGTATGGTAGTCTAAATACAGGGCAAAATAAAAAATAATTCATATGAAAATCGATCTTCATAAGTTTTTTGAATTTTATGATTCAAAAAATCCAAAACACGTTGCTGCTATTGAGCAACTCGAAAAGGATCTAAACGATTCAGTATTGTTGAATGATGATTCGAATTGGGTTCGTATTTACAGAACCAAAATTGAAAAACCTAAATCTGATATTCGTTTAGAAGTTCCTTATTATCCACAGACAGATAACTATACAAATGCAGAACGCACTTGTAATTCCTCTGCTTGTGCGATGTGTCTTGAGTATTTCAAACCCGGAACTCTTAAAGGAGCAAAAGGAGATGATGCTTATATTCAAAAAGTATTTGCCATCGGTGATACAACTGATCATGGAGTGCAGACACAAGTTCTCGCAAATTATGGAATTCAGTCAAATTTTAGTTATAATCTTTCTTTTGCTGATCTTGATAAAAGTCTTAGTGCTGGCAAACCTGTTGTTATTGGTATCCTACATCGTGGTTCTTTGTCTAATCCTACGGGCGGCCACATGGTTGTAGTAATTGGTAAGACACAAAGTGGTGACTATGTTGTAAATGATCCTTATGGGTCTTTGAATGATGGTTATACAGGTGATGTTTATAATGGCAAAGGTGCTATCTATAAGAAATCAGATCTATCTGCTCGT